GCATAAGAATAATACAAAGGAGAATTAAAATGATAGATCAATTCAATATAGATCCACTTGAAGAATTCCAAGCTCCAATGGCATTAAATACACTTCCTGAAGTGCAAGCTCCAATGGCAGTACCTACCCCCACAGATGTGAGCTTACCATTAGAACCAACATTAGCTCCAGGTACAGCAGTAGAGCAACCTGTAGCACCTAATCCGCTAGCATTACAGATGCAAGCATTTGATAAGCAGAAAGGAGCAATAACAGGATTAGAGCAAGCATCCCTAGGTCAGAACGAAGCAACCAGACAAGCACTTAATGATGTGTTGATGAAGCCTGAAGATATTAGAGCAAATAATGAGAGAATTAAAAAGATCCAAGATGAACAGATAGCTAAACAAAAAGAGCTAGAGGCAACTACTGTCAAGCTTAAGGGCCTAGATGAAGAGTATGGCAAGATGGGAGTCAATAATGAAAAGTTTTGGGAGGATCGTGGCACTGGGAGTAAAATTCTAGCAGGGATCAGTATATTCCTAGGTGGACTAGGTGGTGGTCAAAACAATGCACTCAAGATTATAGACGATGCTATTGATAGAGATATTGCTAGTCAAAAAGCTAACATAGAGAAAGCAGGCGGTAGGATCACTCAAACTAAAGGATTGCTAGGAGAACTAAGGTCTCAACTAGGTAGTATGCAGTCAGCAGAAAATGCGTATCGAGCAATTGCATCTACTAATGTGCAAAACCAATTATCTATGGCAGCAGCAAAGTCTGCTGATCCTAAAGTGAAAGCACAGGCGGATATGGCAATTGGTCAGTTAGATCAAGCGAAGGCGAAGTTTTTATCGGATGCTGTGCAGACTGCTCAGATGCAAGGAATAAGAGATTATTTTTCTCCGGGAGCGACAACTAGAGAGCAAATGGTAAGTAGATTGCCTGTTGAGGATCAGAATAGGTACGTAGAGGGTCCGGGATATTATGGATTAATCAGAGGGGGGACTGCATATCAAGATAAGATTAAGACTACAGCAGCGGATGCTATGTCGAGTTTAAATACAATCGACAGGTTAGAACAGATAGATAGAACCGCTCCTTTTAAAGATATAAGAGCTGAAGCACAGACATTAAAAGATATTCTCAAAGGTAGTTTACGTACTTTTTTAGTAGGTCCCGGAGCGGTAAGTGAATCTGAATGGAAAATATTAGATTCAGTCATTGCTGATCCTTCTGAAATATTCAATGCAACCAATAAAGCTAGATTGAAAACTCTTAAGAATGCAATTACTAGGAAAGCACAAGCTGAAGCAAAAGTAGCAGGATTAAAAGTAGACCCAACTTATAACCAAGTAGTATCAGAAAAACCAGTGGAAACTAAAACAGGGAAAAAATAATGGCACAAACACAAACCAGTGACACTTATTTAATTAACCCTGACGGCAAGTTAGTCACAGTATCTAACGATGAAGTAAATAAGGCGTTAGGGTTAGGATATAGGACTGCTACTCCAGATGATCATGCAGTTAATGACTACATATTAGAGAATAAAGATTTAAAGGGATCGGTTAAAGTTGGTATAGATCAGCTGTTAAATCAGCTGGCGTTTAACGTACCTGAAACCATTAGAGATTATAGTGACACAGATCTTGAGAAGGCAAAAAGAGAGGCATTAAAGAAAGAGCATAATATCGCCAATATTATTGGTGGAGTCGCAGGATTCGCTGGATCTATGGCGTATGGAGGTCCTTTAACTAGTGCTGCAACTGGAGCAGTTGGGAAATTAATTGCTAATAGATTAGGAAATGCTGCTATAGATGCAGGGGTAAATCTAAGTGCTAAAGCGGCAACTACCACTGGCGCTGGACTCGCGAGTACTATTGCTAGGACAGGGGCGGAGGGCGTGCTGATGGCGGCACCTCAGGCAGCGACGGAGGCATACTTCAAGGACTATGATCAAGCGGCGGAATCGTTACTTGCTGGTGGGTTGATAGGTGGCGCTGTTGGTGGAGGGTTGAATCTTGCCTCTAAGGGATTGAATAAGAGTGCAGCAGCTTCTAAATGGGTAGGGGAAAAATTAGGAGTACGGCCTACCGACAATGAATTAGCAAAGATGGCAAAAGATCAAGGGCTTGGAGAGGGTGATTCTTTATATGAACAAATAATGAAGAATGTTCCCTCTAAAGATGCTCCCGAAATAAAGGCAGCACTTGGAAGGATGGAAATACCGGAACAACCATGGATGACGTCCGGTAATGAGATATTAAGAGGGCAAGTATCTTCTTTGGCACAATCACCAAGTGTCCCTGGAGCGCAGATAAGTAAAGAAATAAATAGTATCGTTGACAGGGCAAAAGCTGAAGCTGAAAGTATGCTTTCTGAAAAAGCTGCTATCACATTAAAGGAGAGTGGGGACGAGGTCCAAAAAAAACTAGCAGCTGAAATGATAGATAGACAGGCAAGTTTTCAAAAAAAATATGAATGGGTGGACGATAATCTTGCCAATGTTCCTTTTAGTGAAAAAGTTAAAAACGATATCATCAAAGAAATAACAGAAGATCCTCATTATAAAGTTAGCCCAACAGGGATTCGTAAACAGATAGTAGGAATGGTAAATAATATTACTGATTTTTCTACAGCGAAGGCAGCAAGACAGGAGATTTCAGGGTTAGTAGGTGGATCAACTACTCGTGGTGATATAGCGACTATTTCAGAGATAAACCAATTATTAAAAAATAAAATGGGAGATGCTATAGATAATCTTCCTGATACTTTTCCTAATAAAATAGAAGCAAAAAAGACATGGTTAAGTGCAGACGCTGAATATAGAGAAGGAATGCAAAGGTTTGCTCCGGTTGATAAAGCACTAGGAGGAAAAAAATCTAAGAGTTATGGTGAAATACTAGATAAAGTCAGTTCAGGAGTTGAAACCGGCAAATTCACTGAAAAATTATTTAATGTTTCCGAGATATCAAGATTGCAAACTATAAAAAAAGATTTCCCGGATATATTTGAGGAATTAAAATCTCAAAAGATGGCAAGCATTTATGCGAAGAGTTTAACTGGACAAGAATTAAACGTTAAAAACTTTATAACCCAAATGGAGGCCATCCCTGCAGAAGTAAAAAAAATGATGTGGGGAGATGGGTATGCACAAAAGATCGCTGATTTAAAGACAGTGATATACAAAGCGCTGCCTAAACAGATAGGCCCATCTGGAACGCCTAAAGGAATAGACTATCAGAATATATTAAATGTAGGTCTACAGGTAAGAGATATTGGGAGATATGGACTAGTAAAATCGAACATAGGACGCTCTGCTCTTCCTATGATTGAAAGAGGTCTCCGAAACGTAGCAAAGAAACTTGATCAAGTTGATAATGTATTAATAGGCAAAGAGGTATACAAAGGTCCAACAGGCACTCAAACCATCACTAGCGGTCTATCAAGATTACTCCATGGTCATGAGGATGATCATGATCACAAGCAAAACTTCCAGAAGGTTAGCGATAAGTTATCAGAGTTAAACCTTAACCCGCAAGCTAACCAAGCGACTATAGCATTTAGCTCGGCACTGTCGAATAATGGCGCCCCTCAGATTGCTGCCATTTATCAGCAACAGATGCAACAAGCACTGAAATATCTTTACGATATGATGCCGAAAGATCCAAATCCTCCAGGTGTGATTAAAAAGAAATGGCATCCTAACGACGCTCAGTTATCTAAGTTTAACAGAATAGCTAAAACTGTAGAGAATCCATTCTCTATTATGGAGGACTTCCAAAAGGGTAAACTAACCAAAGAGCAAGTAGATGCGTTGACCGTAGTTTATCCTAAATTTTACAATCAAGTAAAAAATCGAGTGGTAAAACATGCCGCTAGTAATGATTTATCTAAGTTGTCCTATAATCAGAAGGTGCAATTAGGGATATTGCTAGGAACTAGAGATATAGATAATAGCCTTACTAAACTCGCTGCTTATCAAGCAAATTTTAAAACAGCAGCAGCACAAGACGGGGGTATGCAATCACAGATGCCAACTCCAAAAAATTATAAATTCACACACGCAGAAGATACAACAAGTGACGTTAATAGGGTTATGAATCGTCACTAACTATTCGGGTAACACCGATTAACTTACAAAGGGGAAGTCATGAGCAGGAAGCACGTTACAAACCGGTATCAAGTAATTACCGCAGGGGATATGTCAGGTAATTTAACTAGTATAATTACCGATGTCGAGCAATGTGATCATTGCCGTTACATTGCTGTATATACAGGAACTAGTTTAAGTGGATCATTTCACGCATGGTCGTCAGACGATAAAATACTATGGACTGAATTGGATATAGCGCCTCTGGCAGCTCTTGCTACAGGGGATGATATTGCTATAATTATAACTGAAATAGATTTTAAATATATCAAGTTAACCTATGCTTCTAGCGCAGGAACTGGAACCTTAAACGCTTATATTAAAGCAGCATCTATAGGAGCATAACCATGACAACTACCAGAATATATCCACGTATTGATTCAGTTCCATTATCAGTAAGCGCTCCAGCAGGTGGAGCAACTGAAGCAAAACAAGATACTCAAATAACAGCTCTTGGGACTATTCATACCGATTTAAATACAACTATTCACGGCGATCTAGTTACTTTGAACGCAAAAGTACCTGTATTAGGTCAAGCAGCGATGGCAGCATCGGCACCAGTTACTATTGCAAATAACCAAACGGCGCTCCCAGTAAAGACACAAGATGGAGCAGGCAATGCTTTAACATCTCAAGTCAATGGATCAGCTAGAGCATTAGATGTAGGTGTAAACGTTGCAGGCGTACAGGTTGATCCAAGGTCTATTAGAGCACTTACATCTTCAGATGTCGTCACTGCATATATTAAAGATGGAGCTGGAACATCGATAGTTCTAGGCCAAACAGCAATGGCGACTTCAGTCCCTGTTACTATTGCCAACAATCAGGCCGCCTTTCCAGTTACTCCCGCTACTTTAACCGTAGTTGACCAGATAGATACAACTCCTCTATTAGATCTAAGTTCAAGCAATATCCCTGCAAGCGCCTCTAGTTCGTTAGCGCTAGTAGCATCATTAGCAGCAGCTGTTAAAAAAGTTGTAACAGTTGAGGATATTGGAGAGTTTTTCGGCCTATATTCAGGTGTAGTTTCTTCACCTACGCTTTTATGCGTGTTACCATTAGGTGGTGGAGAAATGGATATCTCTATCCCTCCAGGAACTTTGGTTTCAATACGAAACATGAAGAATGCAGCGGTCACTTCAGGATTTTTAGCAATTAACTTTTTGGGATAACCTAGTGCGACGTTCTACGTAGAACAGTCGAGTGCATTAAACGTGTCTAACAAACAATCTACTCAAGGAGAGTAATTATATGCCGGCTTCAATTTTTTCAGGCGATGGCGTCAAAATACTTAAAGATAAACTCAAGTTTAAAACCACAGGTAGCATTGCTTGGGATGCAACCAACGGGTGCCCTTCCTACCCTTCTGATATCGCAAATGTGACCAACCAAATTGGTCAAGAAACACATGTTCGTGTATTTAATAATACAGGATCTATAATCGCTGATGGATCTGCAGTGTATGTTTCTGGCTCGAATGCAGGGACTGGATTGCCAGAAGTGTCTCTTGCTCTCGCTACCGGATACCCAAACTCTAGAGTACTAGGACTTGTAACAGCAGCAATAGGGATCGGTGCTACAGGGATAGTGACCAGGTTCGGAGTTGTGAATAATTTAAACACAAATGCGTATACTGCAGGAGACGTTCTATACTTGAGTGAAACAGTCGCAGGAGCATATACTATTACTCATCCAGTAGACGGGAGTTTCCCTGCTAGGATAGGAATAGTGGTCGTAAAAAGTGCAACTGTTGGCTCGATATTAGTAAACCCCAACGCAGAAGAAAACACTGTTGAGAGTACAGAAAGGACAGGTTGGTCAAGCATGTATGGACCTGCAGCTTTATCATTCGTAGATGGAGCACTTGGAGCAACTAGAACATTAACTCTAACTCCTACAATTGGAAGTACATTTCACTTTTATCAAAACGGAGTTAAATATACAAAAGCTACTGACTCATTCAAAATAGCAGATACTGAAGGTCTCCATTTTATATATTATAACTTAGGAGTGCTCGCTGAAATCATTAATCCAACAGATGCGCAAATCGATACAGCTATAAGAACAAATCCACTAGTTGCATACGTATACTGGGATGCTACAGCAAAGGCCCACAATTTCCTTGGCAAAGAACTCCATGGTATAAACATGGCGAAAGACACTCATGCGTATCTCCACTTTGCATTTGGAGCAAGATACCTAAATGGTCTAGCACTAAATACATTTGTTGCCGACGGCTCAGGAGCACTTGCCACAAATATTCAATTCGGAGTTGATGCTGGCGCAATTGTAGATGAAGATATTTATTTCCCCACTATCGCTATTGCATCCACGGTTGGACTACCGATCTATTATTTACTGGGTACAACAGCAGCGCCCACTCTCCGCAAAGCAACAAACGCAGGTTATTCTGCGATAGCAACCGGCACAGGCAGAATAGCATACAACTTCTTAACCGGCGGTAACTGGACACTAGCAGAAGTAGCAAATACAGATTTTTGCCTATACCACATTTTCTGTATCGGAGAAAACACTCAGTCTCTTAGAGTTGTCGCAATCATGGGGCAATCTACGTATACGTCTGTTGCGAATGCACGTGCTGGAGCAACAACGGAGATAGCAGGCATACAGCTTATTCCTGGATTTCCAAAGGAAATGAAATCACTAGGAACCGTTATTTACGAAACAAATAACTCCTATTCTAATGCTCTTAAAGCTCGAATACGAACCATCGCCGTAGGTATTAACTACCAAGATTGGAGAGCAGTAACCACAACAGGAGGAACAGTAGCAGGAGGAGCAGTTCCTACAGTATTCAATGACAGCACATTTCAAATATTCGATAACACCGACGTAACTAAAACATTCCAGTTCGAAGCATCTGGGATCACAACTGCAAACAATAGAGTAATTACAGTCCCAGATAGGAATATAATTCTAAACGATGTTAGAACAACCACAACTACTAACCTAACAGGTTTCCTAAAAGGTGATGGAGCTAACGTAAGCTCAGTAGACATCAATGTCACTCCTGATTACATCCTAAACTCAACCTTCGATACAGCAACAACAGGTTGGGCAGCATACGCAGACGCAGCAGCAGCAACCCCTGTAGACGGTACAGGTGGATCACCTACCGTTACTATTACTCGCAATACAACCACCCCATTAAGAGGCGCTGGAGACGGTCTGATAACTAAGGACGCATCTAATAGACAAGGTGAAGGTGTTAGTTATGACTTCACTATCGATCCTGCAGACTTCAGTAAAGTATTACAGGTAAGTTTCAACTATAAGACTAGCGCTAACTATAGCTATGCCAACGGCGACGTTGCGATCTTTATGTACAGTAGAGATGGCGCTGCGCTTGTACCGATCACTCCAAATAGTTTAGATGGATCAGGTAGGTTTGTTGGACAGTTTCAGACAGATGCTACTCCAAACAATGATTATCGATTAATCTTCCATGTTGCTACGGTAAATGCCAGCGCATGGACTATGAATATTGATGATGTACAAGTTGGACCGGTTAATATTACATATGGGGCGCCGGTTACTGATTGGATTAATTATACTCCTACAGTTGCTGGATATGGAACAGGTACTCCAGGGTCAATTTCTGCCAAATATCGTAGAGTTGGCGATTCAATGGAAATCAGTGGGAGGTTTTCAGTTTCGTCTGGAACAGGAACAGCTGCAGTTACTTATTCATTACCTGTTGGCTATTCTATGGACACAACAAAATATAGTGCTAACGATAATACCTTTGGTTCAGGATACTCTTTTAACTTAGACAACGGCGGTGTTAATAGAGGTGGGATTAGTGTTATTCCTAGCAGTACAACTCTTTTAAAATTTATCTATGGGGCACAGACGCCTACAAATAGTACATTTTACGGAACACTTACTGGAGAGACATTTTCAAATGCTTCGTCAACGGTTGCTTTTTTTGCAGTTATCCCCATCGCCGGTTGGTCCTCCAACGTAGTTATGAGTAGTGATGCTGGGAATAGGGTTGTTGCTTGCAGAGTAAAGGGAGACGCAGCATCTGCTTCTGCCAATCAACCTATAATATTCCCTACGATAGATTTTGATACTACTGCCTCATATAATCCTACAACAGGAAGGTATTTAGTTTCAACAGGTGGTTATTATAGAGTTTATGGTTATATAGAGTCTGCCAACAATGCAGCGTCTCTATATGCATATGTTAATGCAGTTTTTGTCATACAAGGAGGAATTACCGATTCAAACGGAGAAGGTACATTTAATTGTTTATTAAAATGTAATGCAGGAGACTTCATTGATTTACGTAGTTCAGCTACTTTAGATGCAAATAATGTTTCTAATTTAAACATAGAATTGGTATCCTCCCCTCAAACAATCGCAGCGAGCGAGTCCGTCGGGTGTGATTCTTATTTAACTGGCAACCAAACTGGAGTAAATACTAATAATACTTTTGTTAAATTAAACATAAATACGGTAGCAAAAGATACTCACGCCGCTTTCAATGTTTCCACTTATAGATATGTGGCGCCTATAAGTGGTTTCTATAGCATCATAGGGAGTGTATATACTGACCCTACTAACATACTAGCTAATTATTATCAATTAGTTATTAGAATAAACGGAGTCACTGTTTTTGGTGGACCATATCAAAAACAGGTAGCAAGTAGTGCTTTTGTAATTCCTGTATCAGCTATTAAATATCTAAATCCAGGAGACTACGTAGAGCTTTTCCTATATGGAGCAGGCGATAATAGTACCAGCACGATAACGGTAATTGGATCTTCCTCGGGCACAGTTTTACAAATTGCAAGACTAAGTTAGTAATAGGAAATAGAACAACAATGAATCAACCATGCGAGAAGAGCGAAGTCATTCAATACATTAAAGAATCCGTCGATAAAATCGATGACAAGCTTGACTCCGTGGTTGAGTTTAAAAATAAAGCGATGGGAATTATTATTGGAATAACGACAGTAATTACGATAGTATTTAATCTGGTAATATTAATAATTAAAAAGTGAGGACTTATGGAAAAGTTTGGAATTTCGAATATCAAGTTACTAATAGGACTACCAATTGAGCTAGGCAATATCGGCGATGCTATCGGCAAAGAAAATAGTAAGAACTGGAAGAAATGGTTAAAGTTAGTAGACGCCTTAGATGAAGTAGTAGACATGATTAGAGTAGACTTTAAAGCTCTTAAGAATGAGTACAGCGATCTAAGTGATGCCGAAAGAGTAGAGATCAAAGACTATCTATGCGAGAAATTCTCAATAGAGGACAGAAGCTTAGAAGTAGTGATAGAAAAGTCATTTAGTATTCTATTCCAATTAGAGGTCATAGTGCGTGACTCGATCGCACTATTTAAAAACTTAAAGTAATGTCCCACTCTCCATTAGATAAGGCAAAGATAAAACTAGTTCATGATGCCTATAAAGTTTGCGATAGACAAAAAGTAGCAGCGAACTGGATAGGCATCTCAACTAGAGCTCTAAGATACTGGCTCAACAGATACCCTGAATTATTAAAGTATAAAAGAGGTCCCGAAAAAGATCTACTGAAAGAGTTAGAACTCGAACCTTGGAGAATATCAGATGATAAATATGATTAAGATTTTCATTATCTCAATTTGTGCAATTATAATTACAGGTTGTTCACAAATTCAAACCAAAATAGACAAGGACAAGATCTACAAACTAGATATGTCCATCCAAAACAAAGAGTACTTTGGCAACGGTGTCCTTGTATTACCTGCCAAACCACTATACACGATAGACTTCTCTACTGAGCAAAAGATTGACTGGATAAGCTTTAAGACCTGCTCTCGAACTGTGACAGTCGAAGATCCCCGTATAGGTCTAAATAGGAAGGAGTTTAGGATTAACTATGCCCCTAACGAACTCGAACTAAAAGGACTATGTCCCGCCTACGTAGTGGCACTGAATGCAGAGGGGATGCAGTCTCTGGGATACATAGATTTCGAAGATCCTAATACCACATTGCCTGCTGTTAGCATCTGTGGATCAGTCACAGAGAGTACTAACGGGGTTAGCATCTGTCAGGAGAAGATTGGCAGCATCCAAAGGTTGAGATTTAGAGTGGAGACAATTGTATCGCCTGACATAGGGTGTGAGATTGGAGTTGATAGGGGTATCGAGTATACTTATAGAGTAAATAGAGGGACGTGTGTCTATGCTTTTATGGAGTTAGCAGCTCCCAACAAAGTACATAGACATACAGTTATAGGGTATGAAACTGAACAGGTAAGGAGGTAGATATGTGGGCGGTTATAGGAACGATTTTGACAACAGCATTACCCTTGCTTTTGAAACTGGTATTATTTATTATCGATAAGAAAGCGGACAATCAGAAGCTAAAAGAAGAGTTTTTAAAGTTTGTAAGCGAGATTGAGACTGACTTGCCGATTAAGATGCATGATAAGTATGAGGGGCAACTTGAGAGGTTGAGGGAGAGATTAAAGAAGGAGAGTGGGAAATAATCCTAGTTTTCTTTACCTCGCCAAAGTGAATCTTTCGGAAGCACTCCTCTGTGGTGACATAAATGATCATTGATAATTAACTTGAACTTTTTAATCAGGATATCTCTGTTTATAACATGTAGGTTTACATCTATCTCGAAAACGTCTTTGTAGTGTTGAACTTGATCTACTAGTTCAAACGCCAATACTTTTGCTAATGACTTAATTAATGCAATTCTTTCTGTATCCATCCTTCCATTTTAGAAGGGGATATTGTCACTGTCACCTAATATTGTTGCTGCAGCTCTCATATTTCCAACTAATTTATCAAATTGCTCTTGATCAGGGTGTTTAAACTCCTGTTGGACAGCTTTTTCCTTTATGCCCAGCAAGATAATGTCATTGACTATGATATCTGTGGAGAAATGTTTAACGCCATCCTTCTCATATTGAGTGGTTTGGATCTTTCCTTCCACATAAACTTGAGTGCCTTTTTTAAGATAAGGAGCAACACCCTCTGCTCGTTTCGAAAACATAGCTAAACGATGCCATTCGCTCTTTTCGATATACTTTCCATCTTTATCTTTAAAACGCTCAGAAGTAGCAATTGTGGCCTTTAGAACAGCTAATCCTGTTGATGTATGAGTTAACTCAGCATCTTTACCAAGTCGGCCTATTAGATGTACTTTGTTTAGAGACATGGAGATCCTTTTGTTGGAAATAACTCACCAGAATTTTCTGGAGGGATGATAAAAGGGATATCTGGTGAGTTGTTATTATTATATAAAATTAGTTATTAGTTGTTAAGATAATTATTCCTGCTGACTTGTTTTTTTTAAATATGATTCTTTTAAAACGTCATAATTACATCCAATTGATATAGATGTTTTTTGAACCATTAAAGTTAATTTCCTATTTATATTTAAACATAAATCTACTACTGAATTATCCCCAGACTTTTCCGCTTCTTCTGATACTGTTAAAACATACATAAACAACTTTTCTATTTCCTCAACAGTTGTTTGTTGTGTTAGGTAAGTATTATACTTACCTTGATCTTTAGGTAAATCAAACTCAATTGTTACTTTCATCCTATTCTCCTTTGTTTTCGATATAATTAGTTGCTTGGCAAAATCCAAGCTTTCGCATTCCATGTTTTTGATACTCTAAAAGATTGTCTTTTATAGCTACCCTACTTTTTATTGTCAACGCTGATTTACACATGTCTCTTAGCTGTGCTCTTGATGTTGCTAGCTGATCTTCAGGGACATTACATATAACATCCCACCCTCCAAAGCTTTCTATTGCAAACCATGCTATGGGTCCTAATAGCATTTTTACTTTAAGCGCTTGATGTCTCCCGTAATCTCTAACTGCTTGGAGAATTGAACCTGTCATTTCATTTGCTTGATCTTTAGAATCTTCTTTTGGTTGTAATAGTTCCGTTAATTCTGCTATTGTTGGATAAAACCTAAATGTAGATATGCACTTGATATAAATTGTTTTTAATTCTAGCTCTGTAAATTGGGAAAAAAACTTCCCATCATATTCTAAGCGTACATCTCCCAATTTTTTTTCATAATAATCAGCTAAGTTGTATGCCATTAATTCCCCGTAATTCATATAACCCCCTTTTTATTTCCTAGGCCTAATATGTTTCGCCTAAAATTCTCAATCTCTGAATTTGACTCCATTTTTTTCTGTTTGTCGAAATATTGTCCCTCTATTATTTTTAAAGCATTACTTGAATTAAGAACCCACTCAAAATTTGCTTTCCACGTTCCATTGGCCTGGCCTAAAAGAAATTTAGATTGATATATGCTATAAAAATATGTCCTCCAATCATCAATAGTAGGTAATCTTGTTATAGACAGCTCTTTAATTAGTTCATGCCTATTAGCATTAAGTTCTTTAATATTAGAAAGTGTTCCTTTTTCATCAACAATTGAATTCCACAGGTCCATTACCTTCTGCGCAGTTATGTCGTTAAGAATTGGATCGTGTTGACATATATATTCTTCCTTCTTCTTTCTTTTCTTATTTAATGTATTCTTATTATATGGTGTCGGATTCGACATACCCCCCCTGTCGGATTCGCCGTTAGGTAGGTCGGATTCGACCCCCCCCTGATCGAATTCGATACAGGTATTCAGTTCATCACTATTCGTATATTCTTTATATAAGTCATTGCTCAGCGTATAGTAATTGTTTACGTACTCAGTTCCTCTTATCATTTCATGTTTTTTAACCAATACGTTGCATTTAATTAAATACCTTAATATGTGTCTTATTTTTTCAGTTCCCATCCAGTGGAAACGTTTTGCTATTCTTGAATAACTAAGCCTGGCGTAATATTTATTGTCGAATTTATTTATATCTTGATGTTGTGATGACTTTAGCAATGCTATGATATAGTTCAATACTAAAGCATGAGTTTCCTTCCCATTACAAATCTCGACTTCTCTTTTCTTGAATCCCCAAAAACCGTCAATATTTTGCATACGACTATCCCCCGTCATAATATTATTATCACCTGTTAGTAGTTGCGTTATTTGTTTTAGAACCCCGTATGACCTTCCATATAAGTCATGTGAATTATTAGAATACGGCCCCAAATATTAATCTGTCAAAATAAATTATGAATTAAAAGTGAATAATTGTTCATAGTTAGTTGACTAATTGGCCCGAGTATTGAATAAAAGTTTGATTTTTAAAATTAATGTATTATAGTCTTTCATCCACCATTAAAGTGTACACTTTCTGTACACTTTACTTGAGTAAATAATTATAATTAACAAAGGAATACTTTATGAATTACAAACAACCTCCCTTAATAGATTACGATACAAAAACAGATATCAAGGTAAGAATTCCCTCAAGATATAGACAATTAATTTTAAATCTCGGGAGGGGAAATCTGAGTAATGGAATGCATGTATTACTTTTTAATAATGAATCAAAGATGCTAGATTTAGCTGAAAAATTACAGAAAACTGATAAAAATCACGATAAAAACCCTAAACAAACTGTAAAGAAAAAGTCAAAATAATCTAACGAAAACTTTTACAAAGGATAGATTATGGCGTTCATTATTAAAAAAGCAAACAGACACATATCTAAGATGAGAATCGGTTTATTCGGTCCATCTGGCAGTGGTAAGACCTATAGTGCATTACTATTATCTAAGGGATTAACCGTTGATCCATCTGAGGTAGTAGTAATCGATACAGAGAATGGTAGTGCAGACTTATACTCAAACCTATGTGAGTACTCTACATTAACCCTAGAGGCTCCATTCGCCCCTGCACGCTACATAGAGGCGATCAAGGCATGTGAACAACAAGGCTTCGAAGTTATCATAATAGATAGCATCTCTCATGAATGGGAGGGATCAGGCGGTTGTTTAGAGATTCACGCTAGGCTAGGTGGCAAGTTTGAGAATTGGGCAAAGGTAACTCCATTACATAATCAGTTCATTCAAGCGATAGTTCAATCTAGTTGCCACATCATTACCACAGGTCGGTCTAAGATTGACTATAACTTTGAAGGCAAGTCTCAAGGTGGACGTGGGAAAGTAGAGAAGATAGGTCTTAAGACTATCACAAGGGAAGGGTTTGATTATGAGATGACTATCGCATTTCAGATCAATCAAGAGCATTATGCGACTACTGATAAAGACCGTACGGGTATGTTTAGTGATGCTACTCCATTCCTATTAAGTGAAGAGATAGGCAGAAAGATTAAGACATGGAATGAGTCAGGTGCAGTAGCACCGTTGGCCCCTCAAACTGATAAGTTATTCGATAGAATTTGTTATTGTATGAAAAGATTAACCAATAACTACGAAGAAAATAAAGTAGAGGGATTAAAAAAAGAATTGAATTTTAATACTTCATTAGAGATTAGAGCGTTACCTGATAATGAAAAATATGAAATTATAGCTTTTTTAGAAAACAAAATGCAAGAGGAGAATATTTTATGATAACTGAGATGAATTGTGCTCAAGGAATATTTATACATTATTTAGAAAGAAGATGTCCTAGATCAGAAATGATAACTAAGGAAGTATTGGAAGATATGTTGGAAGATATGATGGATATGGCCTTAGAGTGTGATCTGGTTGAGATCTGTAGAAATTTGCCAATTGTAGTAACTAGAGATTGCTATATAGAAGTAGTTCTAAGTGCAATGTTACTTTACAATACAATGGACTTATTATGATTAAAAATGAGGGACTCGTTAGTTGTTTAAGAGCAGCACTATATGAAGAATTCGAAGAGCTATCTGAAAGAGAAATTGCTATTTTGTATGCAGCGTTTGCTATTTATCAGAAGGAATCAGAGGAGTATTAATGGGGAAAAAATGCATAAAGTGTGGCTCTTATATGGAGAGTGAGGATGGGGTTTATGCGTGTGCTTATTGTTTAGATCAACTAGTACGTATTAAGCGGGAACAATGGGAATCAGAAAGTAAAATAATCGAGGTGGATGATGGAAGCGGAAGAAGCACAAGTAATTATAAAGGGACGATTGAAAGAATTACTGGCACTGAAAGAGAAGATGATTAACGAAGGCGCATTTAGTAAAATACGAGAATTAGAAGAGATAATCTATATCAATAAAGTCTGGGCGGGAGAAGAGGATTTATGTCTGTTTACGTTAAGAAGGGAATCAAAAAAATAAAATGTATTGTCTGTTTATTAGAAAGACATGTTTCGCTCTTTCATCCAGCAGAAAGGGTATCGGAAACACCTAGATGTAGGAAATGTCTCAAAGAAAGGCAGAAGATGTTTAGTTATAAAGGAATTGAAGCAGTAGTAGACTTCAAAAGATGTCTTAAATGTGACGCTAAATTTAAGTCGTATAACGGAAAACGCCTTTGCGATAGCTGTAAAGGTATTAACAAAAACACTTATTAGGAGGTAATTATGTTTAGTTTATTAGTTGCTACTTATTGCGCATATGCAATAAATTATAGTGCCTGTGAAAGAGAGATCAACGACTGTGTTGATCGATTAAATCACATGCAATATGTAGATTCGCAGTGGATGGATGTCCCCAATGAAGAAATGAGTATTAGTCATTTCAAAGAATGCTCTGAAAGAAATATTAAGTAGAAAAATAGTTGAATTCATAGGGGTTTCGTTCCATAATTACCCTATGAAAACAAAAACCCCTACTGTTCTAAAGTCAACAGAAAAGCAAATCGAGACATCTATACTCCATTATCTAGCTACCTTAAATATTTTCTGTTGGAAGCAGAACACAGTAGGGGTCTTTGATTCCAAACTAGGAGTCTATCGTAAACCCCACTCTCCATTCATCATCTCTGGTATCTGTGACATCCTGGGAATTTTGCCTGTATACACAAGCAGTGGTAAAGTTGGAAAGCTCTTATGCATAGAAATTAAGGTCCCCTCAAGACGTAATAATCTGACAGATAATCAGAAGAATTTCATGGATCGAGTAAACGCAAATGGGGGAATAGCGTTTGTTGCTACTTCCATTGAAGATGTAAAGATAAAACTAGGCTTAAATTAATGCATAAAAAATGTATTATATGTGAAAACAATTTTAAAACAAAACCATCTCATTTTGAAAAAAGAAAATGTTGTTCAATGGAATGCCGAAAGTTATATTTTCAACAAATATTAATTGGAAGCAATAATCCTAACTTTAAAAATGCTGGTATTAAAGCATGTCTGAGATGCAATAAAGAATATAAGTCATATAATAAAAAAAGAAAATACTGTTCAGATGAATGTGCCAATAAATCTAATAATAAAGGCAAAGGGGATAAAGTTTGCACTACTTGTGGTGGGAAATTTATTAGTTATGGCAAAAATATTAATTGCCAAAAATGTATATTAATAAAAAAAGAAAATAGGTTAAAAGAAAACAAAGCAAAACAAATAAAACCATTAAAGATATCTGGAGATAAACAGATCCCATACGAGAAAAGAGAAAGGATTTATGCTTGCACCGAATGTGGAGATGACTTTTCTAAAAATGGGAGAGTTAGAGCAAAGAACAGCATATGTCTGAAATGTAGGAAGAAAAACTATCAAGATGTAAAATGTAAATATTGTGAGGGAATTTTCCATACCTACATACTACACAAGAAAACATGCTGCTCAGATGAATGTAGAAAAAATTTCAGGAAGGTAAGATATTCGTCAAATAATAATCCTAACTATAAAGATGGCAGGAAGACAATAGCTTCGATGATAAGAGATTCAGAGAAAAATAAAAAATTAATAAAAGAAATATTGCAGAGAGATAAATACACATGCAAACAATGCGGAAAAGTTGGCGGGAGGTTAGAAGTAGATCATATAGTTAAATTTTCAATAATTTATGATGAATTTACGAAAATAGTAAAGCCCGAACATACAAAAAAAGATGTTTTTGATTCAGCAATGAATTACTCGGAATTTTGGGATAAAAAAAATCTACAAGTTCTATGCAAAAAATGTAACTTTCAGAAAGAAATAAAGTGGAGAATGGATACCAAATATTACAAAACAAGTGAATGGAAAGAAACTCCATCAATAAAAGATGTTGAGGAAAAACTTTCCAACCTATTGAAAGCATAATATTATATCTAAATGAAAAGCGACTCTTTATAAGTGTTTCCACCGGGAGTAGCGCCTCGGTGGTTTTTCTTTACAACCAATCCCAAAAGTCATAAACTAATATCCTGTTCTTGGAAAGTTTTCGAAAAAGCTTACTAGTAAGAGGTACTAATAGCTTGCCCTATGGGTATCTCTTACTAGTATTTATCAGTTTAATTATCATTTTGGTTATACAAGCAGTTATGGTCGTATTGTTTACTAAACAATAGAGTTTGAATTCTTTGATTAGAGTTGGATCGATTCTAATTGAGAAGATTGTTGTTAATGTTTTCATGGAATGTATTCTCCTGTCTCTCTGTATCTCTTCATAACTCTTTCAAATTCTGCTTTATTCTGTCTACATTCCTCAGCAACTTCAGCTCTCCTTTTCATCTCATATATTAATTTGGTTTGTTTTTCTAGTTGCTCTTGAGCATATTTAGCATTCTGAGCATATGTTCCTATAAATATAAATAAGAAAAATGCGCCAATTAACATTATCACTACAATTATAAGTTCAAACATAAATTACTCCTTGTTAATAACACTGATATCCCTACAAATAAGAATCCCAGTATTCTCTACTATCTCGATACATTTAAAGGCCTGTTTAGCATAACAACGAACCTTTATGATAACTTTACCTCTAAAAGATAGGATGATCGGGCAGTCAGGAATACAGTTACTAAGTGCTCTTAAATCATCCCAAGTTAAGTATCCGCGTTGGTTAGAGATGGTTTCGAATAGTGTTGGCATTTTTTGTTTAATCATAAATTTAAAGTCTTTATTTAAAGCATACATAGTAGCGTCTTCATCTGAGTCTATTGTAAGTACTAATTTCCCATTGTCGTATATATCTGCAATATCAAAATAAACCATTTTATATTTACCTTTTAGGTATTTCTTGTGATTGATATCAATAGATAAAACCCCTGCATTTATTGCTTGTCTTAATAAGGGGGCCAACTGTGCTTTAACTTCTTCAAGTAAGTCCAGGATTTCGTCGTCTACTTCCTCGTTTTTCCTATAAAGAGCGATAAGTTTTTCAAGTGTTACATTTAAGTCTTTCATATATTCTCCTTGTTGTTATATATCTATTATAACGCCGTATGACATGTAATGCAACATATTTGTTTCGCATAACGTCGTAATATAACGTGATGTGTTTATGAATTTACTTACGACTAAAGGGGAATTGTTTATGATTAAATGGGAATTATTTACGGGATATACGGGATATACGGGAATAATGGGAATAATTACATGGCAAAGTGGTAAAAAGCACGTTTGCCGTGTAACTCCTGCAATTGCGTATCAAGTCACTTGCAGGAGAGTTTATTTAAATGATGCGACGTAACTCCCTACGCCGTAGGGAACTGAATACTGTCTAGTAGGGGTATTATTGTAGCTATGAGACCATCCTGCCTTATGGCACCACTCATGTGCAAGATTTCCAGCAATAAAGTCTATCGAGTACTGTTTAAGAACCCAACCATAGATAGTCTGCCATTTAGTAGTAGGGTAAGTGTATCCGATTACCCCATACTTGTTACGTCGATCAACTGTTAAGAAGATGTCGGCCTCTTCGTCAACTGTAGGATCTAAGGACTCAGCTCCTTTCATTAAATTGTTATAGACTTGATAGTTTGTTAGGCCGTTAGAACTATCAAAGCATATACGTTCTTCTTTTTTGTAAGTACGATTCCAGAAGTATCCTTTTGAGGTTGTTATTTCATAGGAGAAATTGGTAACCCAAAATTTGAACTCAAGACTATTAAAGACCATCTCCATCTTTTCAGCTGCTCGTGATACCTTATCAAGTTCGATCGCAGTTAATCCGTCAGTTTCTAGTTTAACTTTAAACATTTATGCTCCTCAATGCTTGCCATATGTTAATTGATATATTAATATTACCATAATATTAATAATTTTACACGGGAGGCACTATGGCCGTAGCACCAAAGAAATCAGTAAAAGCAGTATCTAAATCAGCAGCTCCAAAAGCAGCAGCTAAATCATCAAAAGCAGCTCCTAAAAAAGCTGTTAAGTCTGTAAAAAAAAGCAAATAATTTTTGTTTGTAATTGATAGGGGGAGAGTGGGGATTAATTCCTTTCTACTCCCCTTTTCGTTTTTATGGTATCATAAAGCTAACGTAACTTTTTAACTAAGGATGGTTAATGAGAAATAATGCTGAGGCCGTCACAGTGTCTTTAGATGCTGCTGGCGTTGCTACATATACAAGCCCTACTATAGTGATCGAACATTGCTATGGTTATTCAATCCACGGTAAGTGGACCAAAGTAGGTGGTACCCTCGGTGGTACATTCAAAACCTATAAATCAAATGATGGAATCTACTGGATAGAAGTCGGAACTACAAATATAGCGGATGCTAGTGGAGCGAAAGAGTATGAAGTCGCAGATGCTATGTATCGATATGTGAAGCACGTATGTGTTTTAACTGGTGGATCGGCTACTCTATTTGTTAACTCTTTCGTAAAGGGTGTCTAATGAACATATCAGAAGAAGTAATGACAAAGATAATGACCTACTTATCTACTAGGCCATTTATTGAAGTGGTGCAGTTGATAAATGATATTCAGACAGATATCAAAATAAATAATTCTCCAAAGGATGATCGTGACTAAAAGAATACAGTGGCACTCAGAGGTCTGGGATATAGATAAATTGATCCCGTATGAGAAGAACCCTAGGATTATCAGAGATGATAAGCTAGAGGAGCTAGAGAGGTCATTTAACAACATTGGGATGGCACAACCGATTAACATTAATTTAGATGGGACTATATTGAGTGGTCATGCTAGATGGATGCAGCTGAAGAAAGAGGGTGTGACTAGTGTTGATGTGTATGTACCGGATAGGGGATTGACTCCGAAGCAGGAAGAAGCTGTTATTATTTTGATGAATAAGGCGGTTGCTGGAGAGTGGGATTTTCAAAAGTTGAATTTGGAGTTTAAGGAAAGTGATTTATTAGAGTGGGGTTTTACTAGCGAAGAATTAAATATTGAGATTCTCCCCGAGATTGATCCAAATAAAGAACTAATCGAAGACGAGATACCCGATATTGCAAATGAATCAGAGTGTATAATAACAAAAGGTATGCTTATTGAGTTAGGAGCTCATCGTTTGCTTTGTGGGGATAGTTCGTTGGTTGATGATGTTGAGAAGTTAATGGGAGGGGAGAAAGCGGATATGTTGTTTACCGATCCTCCTTATGGAATGAATGCTGTTAAAGTAGACGGGAATATTGGAGGGAATAGGAAAGGGGTGGTGGGGTTTGCCGGGAAAGTAAAATGCGGAATCTATAAACCCATAATTGGAGATGATCGCCCATTCGATCCGACATTTCTTTTAGGAATTGCTGATAAACAAATTATTTGGGGAGTGAACCATTTCTCTGAGAAATTACCATCCTCCCCACATTGGCTGGTCTGGTACAAAGATACTCCGTTTGGCAATGATTTTTCAGATGCAGAAATCGCATGGACAAACATTGAAAAGAAAACGGTTAAGGTTTACAAATTTACATGGGCAGGTATGACTAGAGAAGGCAATCGCAAAGACGAGTTAACTAAAAGAGTCCACCCAACACAAAAGCCAGTGGGTCTGTTTGCAAATATTTTAAATGACTATAATCCTTCCAGCGTGATCGATCTTTACCTTGGTTCTGGTTCAACTCTCATCGCCTGCGAAAAAACTAACCGTCGCTGCTTTGGAATGGAAATAGACCCTCATTATTGCCAAGTAATAATTGAACGTTGGCAAAAGTATTCGAATAAAGAGGCCTACATAATAAATGACGGGAAACGGATTCCATACAAGGAGTTATAATTGTCAAAGCTTATTAAAAAGACTGGACGTCCAACAGTCATGACAGAAGAAAAAATCAGGCAACTAAAAGCAATATGTAGGATGAAACCTACTCTTGCCGACTGTGCTGCATTCCTTGAAGTAAGTGAAGACTCAATCGATAAATATTGTAAAAAAATAGGTCTATCTTTTACGTTATTTCGTGAACAAAATATGGTCCACACACGTTTTATGATCATTAGAAATATCATAAAGCAATGTGAAAATGGCAACACTGCGATGTTAATATATGCTTCTAAAAACCTATGTGGTTGGACAGATAAGCCAGCAGCAGAAGGGATAGATTTTAATGAGCTATCATTAGATGAATTAAAGGCCATTACTAAGAAAGCGATGGATTATATCAAAGAACGTGAAACAACGGTGGCATAAATGGATATAGACTTCAGAGAGGCAGTTAAAGAAGATATCGACTTCATCATGTCCTCTTATCTAAAATCATTTAGAACTAGTTTCGATAATACTCGTATGACTAACGACGTGTACTTTCATAACTACTCCAAGATCATCAACCGATTGATGTCTCGGTGCCACTGTTTAATTGCTTGTGACGTCGAGGATAACAATCACGTCTATGGATATGTTATTTATGAGGTGATAGATGATCTTCCAGTCGTCCATTATATCTACGTAAAGTATGTATTTAGACTCGTAGGAATAGCTAGAATGCTAATAGATCGCTCTATAGGAAGTAATCACACTATAGTCGTTAGTCATGTAACCAAAGTGTACGATACAATTAATAAGAAGAAAGAAAGAGATTGGCACTATAATCCATTTTTGAGGTATTATGAAAATAAGCGAAGTTAAATTCTTTAACTCAGTTAAAGTTGGCAATCAAGAGCTAATAGTAGCAAGTCATTTAGAGGGATTAAATAATAAGCCTGCATATGAGATAGAGATTAATGATAATCTAGTTAAGATTAAAGAGTTAGGGACTGGTGAGTGTACTTATACAGGCCTATATAATACTGTTTGGTTTAGAGAGTTAAAAGATGCTGACAAAATTAGACCTCCAGATATTAAGAACGATGTCGTCAAAGCTGAAGATAAGAATAGAGGACGACAAGTTTCAAAAGCAAAATGATTTCATTGATGATCCATCTAAGTTAAAGGCCGCACTCTGTACCCGAAGAAGCGGGAAGTCTTTCGGGGCCGGGAGATATCTCCTAAAGACGGCCAATGATTATCCGGGGGTGAAGTGTCTCTATATTGCACTTACTAGAGACTCAGCAAAGAATATTATGTGGGATGATGTACTTAAAGTGCTCGTCAATAAGTACTCAATAAGCGCTAAGACTAATGAAGTTGATCTGTCTATGACGTTAGGGAATAAGAGCACTATCAGGCTAGTAGGTGCCGATGCTAAACCTGCTGAGATGGAGAAGTTTCTAGGACAGAAATATAAGCTAGTAATTGTAGATGAAGCTGGATCATTCAGACAGGATCTACGGAAGCTAGTTTATGAGATTATAGAGCCTGCGTGTGTTGACTTAGATGGCAGTGTAGCGATGATAGGAACGCCTACAGACCTAGTTAGGTCGCTGTTCTATGATGTGACTACTAATAGGGAGAGTGGGTGGTCGGTACACAAATGGTCAACTATGGACAACCCATATATAGCGGACAAGTGGGAGAAGAAGATAAAGGATCAGTTGGCACGTGATCCCAAGATAGTAGAGACTCCAGCGTTTAAACGGATGTATTTGGGCGAATGGTTTATAGACACAGATAAACTAGTCTATAAGTTTAACCGAGCAGTAAACGTGTTTACTGACCTTCCTAAGACACATAAGACCGAATGGTATCACTTAATAGGAGTCGACCTTGGTTACGAAGATGATAATGCTTTTGTTGTCGCTTGCTATAATCAGTATGACAGTCGCCTATGGGTGTTGGAGGTTATTAAACGGAATCACCTAGACTTTTATCAGGTGTCTGTGATTATTAAGGCGTTGATGAAGAAGTACAACACTACGAAAGTGGTTATTGATAATGCAAATAAGCAGGGTGTGGAGCAGATGAAAAGACGGTATGAATTGCCGTTGATTGCTGCTGAGAAGACTGGGAAGGTTGATCATATTGAGTTAATGAATGCTGACTTCATAACTGGGAAGATACTAGTACATGAGAGTTGTACGAATCTAATGGAAGAGTACGACGGTCTTATATGGGACGAGAAGAAATTAAAGAAAGAGGAGCATCCGAGTTGTCCTAACCATGGCGCGGATGCTGCTCTATATATGTTTGTACATGCTTATAATTATTGTTTTACAAATAAACCTGTCGTTTATGCTCCACAAGCAGAAGAGATAGTTGATCAATTCTGGGAGATGGAGTCAGACAGAGTATTAAGAGGAGATAGAGTAGATGAGTTTGGATTCTAAAAGGCCTACACGGAGAGTGAGGAATACTAAAATTATTAAGTCATTAGAGGATGTTGATCAACTAATGATGTTAATGAGAAAGAATAAAATAGATTATGCAGAAGTAGATGGAGTTAAATTCACAAAGTCACAACATGAAGTTGAGATAGTGAAAGAGCAGGATTCTCCTGCTGAGAATAACTCGTGGATTAATCCATTTAATAGTTAATTATAAATACATTTAACAAGGAAGTTTTATGTCTGACGTAATGTCTGAGTATGTCGGAAACGATATAGGTGCACTTAACCCAAAAGCTCGCTGGTGGCTTCAGCCAGATGATGAAATTCATAAACATGTATGGAGGATAGTTAACTCTATTGAGGATAACCAACAGTTCCTTAGAGCAGCGTATGCTAGGTTTGCAGCGATGTACTCTAATATGGAATTCCTTGGTCTATCATCTAAGATGTTCTCTCGTACTGCTCTTAACAGCTTTTTTAATAATAGATTATCTCTAAACGTGATCAAGTCATGCGTGGATTCAGTTGCATCCAAGATAGCAAAGAATAAGCCACGCCCATTGTTTCTTACTAGCGACGGCAATTGGACTCAACAACGTAAAGCAAAGCAATTAACTAAGTTTATGGATGGAGTCTTTGAAGAGATGAACGTCTATGAAATGGGTCAACGTGCTTTCGTAGATGCTGCTATCTTTGGAATAGGGATACTAAAACCATACTATCAAGATGGTAAATTCAAGGTTGATAGAGTATTCCCCGAGGAGCTAACCCTAGATGAAGCGGATGCAATTTACGGAGAACCTCAACAGATACATCAAACGAAGTACATTTCAAGAGACGTTCTATGCGAAATGTATCCTGAATATACAGGTCAGATCATGTCGGCGGCATCGTTTGTACGTGCAGACATGGCCTATAGATCAGCATCTGATAGGATTGCAGTGAGAGAGTCATGGCATCTTAGATCAGGTATAAATGCTAAGGATGGTAAACATACAATTATTATTGAAAACTGCACCCTAATGGCAGAAGAGTATATCAAAGACTACTTCCCGTTCGTGTTCTATCGTTGGAATCCTAGAATATTTGGATTCTATGGTATGGGTTTAGCTGAAGAGTTAGTTGGTATTCAGTTAGAGATAACTAAAACCATTACTAATATCCAAAGAGCGATCCATCTAGTAGGTGTTCCCCGTGTTTGGGTTGAGAATAGCTCACAGGTAGCTATATCTAACATGGTAAACGAACCTGGTACTATCGGTAAATACACTGGAACTCCTCCAGTATTCCAGACTCAGGCATCGATGGCGCCAGATGTATATGCTCACTTAGAGAATCTATTTCAAAAGGCCTATCAGATAACAGGGATTTCCCTGCTCTCCGCTACATCTACAAAACCTTCAGGTATAAATGCAGCGGTTGCCATGAGAGAATATCAAGATATCGAGTCAGAAAGATTCATGCTAGTTGCTCAAAGATATGAAAAAAGCTTCATGGATCTAGCAAAAATAGTCATGGATATAGCAAAAGACGTATATACCTCAGGCGAAAACGTTAAAGTTAACGTTAAAGGTAAACGTAACTTCATAGAAACCATAAAGTGGAGTGAAATTAATATACCTGCTGATAAATTTATCATGCGAGTATTCCCTACATCTCTACTTCCATCTCAACCACAAGGCCGACTTGCTCATATCCAAGAGTTAACCCAAGCAGGGTTTATCTCTCCAGAGGATGCACGCAGTTTACTAGACTTCCCTGATTTAGAGGGAGTTATGTCGCTGTATAATGCCGCCAGAGACGATATTATGTGGTTGATTGAGAATATGATCGAGAATAACGACTATCAATCACCTGAACCGTTTATGAATCTTCAATTGGCATCTGTGACTGTACAGTCGGCCTATCTAAAAGCTAAACAACAGAATGTACCTGAAGAGAGACTAGACCTGTTACGTAGATTTATGGATGAAGTCCAGACTCTACTAACACCTCCAGCTCCTCCAGTTGTACCGGGAATGCCCGAGCAATCCATGGGTGGATCGCCTCTAGCAGCTCCTCAACCAACTCCAACTAATGAATTAATACCAAATATCCCTACAGCGTAGGGCCTAATTAACAAGGATGTTTATTAATGAGTGAAATCGTCAATGCGATCGTCAATGCTGCGCCAGAACAATTAACTAGTCTTCAGACGGGCATCCCGGAAACGGGGACAGATTTACCAGAAAAACTGGATAATGCGTCCCTAAATAAGGAAGTAGCTCCTCCAAAAGAAGATGAACGTTTATCATCTCGATTCGCTGCCATCTCTAAAAAGGAAAGGATGCTACTTGAACGTGAACAGAAGTTAAAGTCTGAGCGTGAAGAGTACGAGGACTATAAAAAAGCAAAGGAATCGGCAAAGCTAGACCCTCTTGCGTATTTAGAAAAAAGTGGGTTGAAATTAGAAGATGTGATATACTCAGGACTAGGGAGTAAGCCTGAAAAAAACGTTGAGGATCGGATCAAGGAATTACAAGATAGACTTGAACGTAAAGAGCAGGACGAAATAGCTGAGAAACAGAGATATGAGAGTGAAAGGATTCAGTCAAGTATCTCTGGTTTCAAAGCAGAAATAGATAAGCACATCAAAGATAATCCCGAGAAGTACGAGTTAATTAACCTTAAGGGTGCTCACGAAGAAGTTTATAGTCTCATAGAGGCTTGGCTTGAAAAGACGTCGAAACTGGCAAAAGAAGATCCTACAGGGGAAACTAAGCCAGTTTTAATGAGCATCGATGAAGCTGCAAAAAAGATTGAAGAGTATTATGAGAATCATGAGTACGAAATCTTTAGCAAGTCGAAAAAATTAGCGAGTAAATATCGTCCAATAGATACACCTAAGTCAAATCCAGTATCACCTACTTTAACTAATCGTAATGCTGTTAATCCGACATCAAACCAATCTCAAGAGACTACGTATATGAGTTTTGAACAAAAGCGTGAAGCATCTATTAAAAGATCAGCGCAATTGCTCCAAGAATTACAACAACAACGTAGATAGAGATCATTGACGATCTCTACTCAATAAAAGGATTTTACAATGAGTTTGGATCTAACTTCATTTGATGCTGCTCTTAAGCAACATTACACCAACGACATGATTGAAATGATGGTTTACAAAGATAACCCATTACTAGCTATGATTCCTAAAATGGAAGATTTTGGTGGTCGTAATTTACCTATAGTAACCATCTGGGGAAACCCACAAGGTCGTTCTAGGGATTTTACTAGAGCACAAGTAAGAGGCGCTCTTACTAACTCTAAACTAGATGATTTTCTACTTACCAGAGTAAAAGATTATTCTATTGCTACTATCGATAACGAAACTCTTGAAGCATCTAAGGGAAACGCTAACGCTTTCCTAGAAGCTGCAACTGTAGAAATTGATGGCGCTATTAACTCTTTAACTAGATCAGTAGCAACTAAAATGTATAGAAGTGGTAACGGCGAAATCGGAAGATTGAGTGCAACCGCTTCTGTAGTTGGTACTACTCTTACTCTAGCTGACGCTAACGAAATAACTAACTTCGAATATGGAATGGAGTTAGATCTATCTGATACTTTAACTGGTGCTTTAAGATCATATGGATCTTCAGGCAATGGCCTTTTAGTGACTGGCGTAAATAGATCAGCAGGAACTATCACTGTTGGTTACAACGCTAACGATGGAACTAATGGTATCCCAGCAATCGCAGTGAGTGACTATATCTTTATCAGAGGTGACCATGTTGCCGGGACTCAAACTACTATCGCAGGACTTGGAGCATGGGTTCCAGAATCTGCTCCAGCAGCAACTGCATTCTTTGGTGTTAATAGATCAGTAGATACTCGTTTAGGTGGTCTACGTTTAGATGGTAGCTCTCTTCCAATCGAAGAAGCATTGATCGAAGCTGCTGTATATGCTGCTCGTGAAGGTGCAAAAATCGATTACTTCTTTATGAACTATGCAAATTACTCAAAAGTTGAGAAAGCACTAGGTACCAAAGTTCAATATATCGATATGAAAGTTAATCCTGAAATTGCATTCCGTGGAATCGTAGTAAACGGTCCAAGAGGCATGATCAGAATTCTTCCAGATCAAAACTGCCCTCCATCAACTGCATTCGGCGTTCAATTAGATACATGGAAACTTTACTCTCTAGGTAAAGCAGTAAGAGTAATTGATACCGATGGATTGCAAATGTTAAGACAAGCAAGTTCCGATGGTGTTGAGATCAGATATGGATTTTATGGTAACGTAGGAACTCGCGCTCCTGGTTACAATATCAACCTTAAAATTTCTTAATTTATTTTAGATTAATATGAGAGGGTATAATAAGAACAATTCTTATTATACCCTTTTGTCTTCTAGGCCGTGGTGAACCCTAGTCGTATTTACCCGAGGAATTTATGGCGAATAGAACTTTTACCAAAAGACAAACTTTGGAGAAAAACATAACAGATTTAGTTTTTAAATTTACAGAAGCTCCGACGGCATCGACTGCTACATTAGCAACGACTACTCCGATAGTGCTTAGTAAAGTAGCAACTGGATCAGTTACTAACGGTTATACATTTACTAGTGAAGTATTAGCAGCTGCTGCTAATCCTACACTAACTGTGCTTGCTGCTGTAACAGGCAATGCTGGCGCTGTAGTATGTACTATAACTCCGAATGATGGAACTAATAACCCTACAGTACAGGCATTTGGATCATTAGATTTAACTACTGATATAGTGCTAACTAAAACCGCTGCTGCACAAGCAGGAGTTTTGGGTAATGGAAGTACTTTTACGTTAGAAGTGGAAGCTGCTGCTGCTAATCCAACCGATAAAGTACTCGCAGTGATCACAGGTGATGCTGCTGACATTGTATGCACAATAACCCCTAATGATGGCACAAACAACCCTACAACTCAAGCGTCGGCTTCAATAGCTACTGCTACTCCTATAGTTTTAACTAAGACCGTAGCAGCTAAACCGGGCGTTTTGGGTAACACTAACACTTTTACTATCCAAGTAGAAGCAGCTGCTGCTAACCCAACTGATAAGATACTAGTAGGCATTACTGGTACTGCTGCTGCGATAATTTGCACTATTACTCCTAACGATGGAACTAACAATGCAGCTACTCCAGTGAATTTTACTAGTGCTGAATTAGTTACATTGATCAACGCAGGAACTTTGGTTAATGTAAATTTAACAGACTTAGGAACATTACTGAATGATCAAACAGCAACTGGTGGTGGTGCTGTAGCTTTTGCAGACGCAGGTGAAGGTGATGGCCTAGTTGGAACATTTGCTGGTGGAGCTAACACTGCTGTTAGTATCACTACTGCAAACCTTGTAACTTTGATTAACTCTGGAACTCTTACTAACGTAAACCTAACAAACACTGGTGGCCTATTAAATGATCAAACAGCAACTGGTGGTGGTTCTGCTCCTCTAGCTAATAGTGGCGAAGGTGATGGCAAAGTTTGTACATTCGGCGGTGGAGTAAATACTCCAGTAAGTCTTACAACTGCTGAGTTAGCTGAGTTGATTACTTCAGGATCTGTGGTAGGTAAAACTGTAAGTGTAACAGATACAGGAACATTATTAAATGATCAAACTGCAACAGGCGGTGGAGCTGAAGTATTAGTTAATTTAGGTGAGGGTGATTCCAAAGTAGCAACATTTGCAGGTGCAGTTGATTTCACATTCCAGAAAAAATATGGGATCAGTGGAATTACCTATAACACTACAGGTGTTCTTAGAATTATTTTAGAAGATCGTTATAATGAGTTGATCGACGTTCATGCAACTATTAAAGATGCTACAGCGAGAGATATACATTTCCAAATAAAAGCTGAGAGTGTTAATGCTGCTATCCCATACGTAGACTTAATGTGTGTTACAACTGCTTCTGCTGCTAACCTAGCTTCAGGATCAGAAGTATGGGGAACAATAACACTTAAAAATGGTACAGCTGTATAAGGGGGATCTATGTCAAACAGAATATTTAACAGTGAACTGGCAATAGAAAAACAAGTTGTACATTTATATGGTAATTTTATGATTGGTGGTTCCGGTGCAGTTGGCGTAACCAAAGGTGTTGGAATTGATTCGATAGTAAAGGAAACGACTGTAGGTCAATACACATTTAATTTAACAGATGCGTATGATAGTTTCTTGCATTTCTCATGGGGTTTCATAAAAGACTCTACTGGATCTGCAGTAATGGCAGTTGAAATATTAACCGCTCCTGCTGATTTACAAACAAATTTCAAAGCAAAAACAATCCTTGTGCAATTCTATGACAAGGCCGGATCGGCAGTAGACGCCGCTTCTGGATCAATGTTTAGCTTTCAAATTATAGCGCGTAGATCATCTGTTGGAATAACCTACTAAGGAGTAGAAAATGCCATTAATGTTACCTGGTAAGAATAAAATTGCTACTATGATAGTAGAGAGAATGAGTGGACCTAAGCCTATGGGTGAAAAGGTCGAAGATAGCGCGAGCTCTTTGAGTGACTATGATATGGCGCTTGAAAGTGCTTGTGAAGATATCTTGAGTGCAATTGAAACAAAGAACATTAAACTACTAATGGGTGCTATGAAGGACTTTCATTCCATCTACGATGAAGAAATGGAAGCTCAAGGTTATGGCGCTGAAGAAGAAGAATCTGAAAGAGAAGGGGATTAATAATGACGACGCTTGCCGAATTAAGAGAGAAAGTTAGAGAGAGGTCGGACCAACAATCAAGTCAGTTTATTACTGACGTTGAGATGAATGGTTATATCAATAATTCATATGCCGAACTATACGATATACTCGTATCTAGGTTTGAGGATTACTTTATTAAAGATCCTCTTTTGTTCTCTGTTGTTTCGGGTAGCAACTCATATGCAGTCCCTAGTGACCTATATAAAATTAGAGGGATAGATTTAAACCTAGATGGTCAGTGGTCGACAATCTATCCCTTTAACTTTGTAGAGAGGAATCGTATGACCTCAAGGACGAGGTCGATTATTGGGAGAGTGGGAGTTAACTACCGTCTAATGGGGCAGAAGATACTGTTTTACCCTGAAGACAGAGCTGAAGGTAGTTACAGGTTGTGGTATATCCCACGCTATACAGCACTAGCAGCAGACTCTACAGTTCTCTCTGACGTAATGGACTTTGAGGAGTACATTATCATGGATGCTGCCATCAAGTGTATGGTTAAAGAAGAAAGTGATCCGTCTGCCTTAATGATGATGAAGCAAGCGCTTAAACAAAGAATCGAAGCAATGGCATCTAATAGAGATGCAGGCATGGGTGACAGGATAGGCGACGTTAATAACTCATCTAATAGATTCGGCGGATCGATGCCATACTGGGGATGGTTTTAATGATACCACATTTTAAAAAGGTTTATTCAATTGACTTCGAGGTTAATAAGCTACAATCAAATGCCGAAGAGGTACTAAATGCTTTAACAACCTCGCCGTTTATTAACGGTATCTTCGTTACCATATTAATTGGTACCGGGGATACCGTTATTTCACACAAACTACAACGTGACTATCAAGGGTGGGTAGTCACAGATATTGATACTGACAGTGTGATATATCGAAGCCCGACAGTTAACACAAGTAAAAACAGACAACTAATCTTAAGAGCTAGTGCTGCAGCGACTACTACGCTCTATATATTTTAAAGGGGAAGTATGACAGCGACAACAACAACTCCATTAATGGGGATGATCCTTCCAGTTCCAAGTGTAGAGGTAGGCCCTGCATGGGCGACTGAGATAGTGACTGCGATGAACGTGATAGATAGTCACACGCATACTACAGGATCAGGATCTTCTTTGACCTTAGGGGCATTAAATGTAAATCAAAATCTTAATATGCTACAGTATGGAATTACCGATGCTTCCTATTTTAAAAGTTTAAACAACGTTGCTCCAATTGCAGGATCTACAGCAACATGTCTATATGCCTCAGGAGGGGAACTTTACTATAACGATAACTCTGGTAATCAGATTAAACTAACTGCCTCAGGAGGCATTAACCTATCATCTATAGGTACTATTGGAGGAGATTATTCAACCAGTACAGCTAGTGTTGCCTATTCAACTGCTGCAACAACATTCACTTTTACTAGCAATACTGGAATATATGCCAAGGTTAACACTGGAAACTTGAAAATATTTGAAGCAGTATCAGGTGGAAATTCAGTAGAATTAAAAACATCAACAGGCCTAGGCGGTAGTTATGCCCTGACATTACCTACTGCGCTTCCTGCTAGTAGTTTGCCTCTTATTGTATCTTCAGCAGGAGTATTATCAACTGCACAAGTAACAACTGCGCAAATAGCAGACTCTCAAGTTACTACTATTAAAATATTAGATGGAAGTGTTACTCCGGCAAAAAAATCAGCATTAGGTCAAATATCTTCTGATTATACTGGTACATATGCCTCAGAAGGTGCCACAAAAACAAATTTCCAGATATTATCTTTAAGTTTAACAACAACAGGAAGACCTGTATTTGTTGCAATAACTGGAATGATAAGTAGTGGGTATGGGAGTTTTATAAGAACACAGAATATATCAGGGACCACTCGGGACAATAATACTCAATTGAAATTTTTTAGAGATGCTACAGAAATTTGTAGCAATGGTTTTGAAGAAACCGACGCAAATTATGTATGGATATCTTTACCAACAAGCATATTTTATATTGATACTCCAGCTGCAGGCACATATACGTACAGCTTTAAGATTTCAACACATCCAACTTATACATATAATTTTGAATTAAGCAGGATTAGACTTATAGCTTACGAGATATAATTATGCCATTAGAAAAACAAACAACAACAATACCACTCGGGACAGGTATCGATACGAAAAGTGATCCCAAACTTGTATCAGAGAATCTACTAGAGTTAGAGAATGCAGTATTTACCTCTGTTGGACAGTTAAAGAAGAGATATGGACTAACGTCGTTAGGTAAAACTGACGGAGCAGGAGTAACTATTGATAACGCTAAATCATTAACAGTATTTCAAAACGAATTATGTTTGATTGATGATACTAGCTTTTACTCATACTCAGAAGCAAATGATACATGGATAGAGAAAGCAAAGATAGGGGGAGTTTCCCTAGATTCACTAGCGCTAATAAGGAATATCTATTCTCAAAGTGTACCTGATATTGCCAGCTATGCAGGCGTGACAATGTATGCATATGAAGATAGCGCAGGAGGGATTAGAGCGACAGTAGTTGATCAAGATACCGGGTTAATTCTTATTAACCATGTCGTTATATCAGCAACAGGGGTAATGCCTAAATGCTCATATGTGAACGGTTATTTACTAGTATGGTATATAGTAGGTGCTGACTTATTATGTAGTAGACTTACTAGTGGAAATCCTACCGCTGGATTTAGTGCGATGGGTGTAGTCGTTAATAACATCAATGCTGCTGCTTCTTACGACATAGCAAAATATGGTAACAATAATGTCCTTGTATATAAAAACGTTGCAGGTACTTTTACTGTAGGATTTCTAAAATCGGATGGTAAAGTAGCAGGAGTAATTGATGGCTTTGAGGCAGCAGTAACTATTGCTCTTGCTGTAGATGCCGTAGCAATAACATCTTATTATAACGGTGATGTAACCTATGATGGTATTTACGTTGCATATACACTTACCGCTGATAATAAATTATATGGTCTTGTTTTAAATACAAACTTAACTGTCTCTCATGGTGCTATTCTTATCTCATCTCCTGCTCTCCCAACTAGAAACATTACTTTAATAAATGACAGCATACAATCAGTAAGGGTTTTTTGGGAGCTAGAGGCCGCTACTGCTGATTTAAATTATATAAACACTTCGAGTATAACTAGAACAGGTGTCGCTGGAAGTGTATATTTAGTCCTTAAAGGCGTAGGGTTGTTGTCGAAAGTATTCCTAGGCGTTGCAGGATCTCTTCTTACTACTCCAACCTATGATTTATATATAGTCGCTGGACACAAAAGCACCTATCAATCCACTAGCTATCTAGTAAAATTTAATAGTACTCTATTTACTTCAGAAGTAATAAACAGAATCTCTTACCAAAACTCAGGTGGATTAAATACCAAAGACTTTTCTTTGTGTAACGTGATGAACGTATCCACATATAATTGGATCTTCGCAAATGTTATCAAAACGAAACTTAGCTCGGAAAGTGGTGTTATATTCTCTAATAATGGTATTTCTCGAGTTACTTTTAATTTTGATACATCTAACATATTCAACACTGCCCAACTTGGATTAAACCTCCATATAGGCGCAGGTATGCTGCTTATCTATGACGGCGTAAACCTAGTAGAGGCAGGGTATAACCTATATCCCGAGGGAGCAGTAGGAACAGTTGATGATACAGGTGGAACCCTAGTCGCAGGCGTCAGACAGTGGTGTTTTACCTATGAATGGACAGATGCTCAAGGACAGATCCATAGGAGTGCTCCAAGCCTTCCAGTGACCTATACAACTGCAGGTGGCACAAGCCATGTGGACTTCGTAATTCCCACTCTCCGGTTAACATCAAGAACTAATGTCGCCATAATCACATATAGAACCGTAGCAGCAGGTACAGTATTCTATAGGGTAACTTCAATAAGCTCCCCAACTTTAAGTGTCAAGACTGCTGATACCGTAGCATTCGCCGATAATATTGCCGATTCCGCTTTAATAGGCAACGAACTCCTATATACCACAGGTGGAGTATTAGAAAACATCCCACCACCAAGTGCTACAATCCCATACGTATACAATAACCGACTAGTACTAGCAGGATTAGAAGATCCCAACGAAATCTGGTATAGTCGTCAATTCTCAGCTAATGAGGCAGTGAACTTCAGTGACTTGATCACTACTAGAATAGATCAAGGCAAAAGAGGCATAACTTCAATCGCACAGCTAGACGAAAAGATAGTTTTCTTTAAAGATAATAATATTTATATCCAAACAGCTTCTGGTCCTACCGATACAGGATTTAATAACGATATAGGTATCCCTCAAGCATTAGCAACTGATACAGGATGTATATCCCATAAATCAGCAATTATATTTCCTCACGGCCTTCTCTTTAAGTCTAAAAAAGGTTATTATCAGCTAGATAGAGCGCTTCAAATATCATACGTAGGTGCTCCAGCTGAAGCATTTAACGACCTAACTTGTTCAGGGGCGGTATTAATAGATGAGACTAATCAAATTCGCTTCACCCACTCCGACGGGCAGTGCGTGGTTTATGATTACTATATTGGACAGTGGGGAATATTTACCAACTATAAGTGTGTTTCTTCACGTAGATGGAATGGCGGTTATGTTATAGCTAGGGAGAGTGGGGTAGTTGATAAAGAAAATAAGAGTACATACCTAGATAATGGTACAAATGTACAAATGAGACTAGTTACCCCATGGATAAAAACAGCAGGTGTACAAGGATTCCAGCGAATCTATGAGGCAGTTTTAATAGGTCAACTGAATTCCGAACATAGTCTACGTATTAAAATTGGGTATAACTATGGAAGTGAATGGAGAGAATCTTATAGCATAGACACTAGAGTTGCATTGCCTATTAATCTATTTGGTAGTGACGTTGTTTTCGGTACTCCAGGATTTTTTGGCGGTGGCGACTCCCTCTATCAGTTCAAGATAAACAATGCGATTCAAAAGTGCCAGTCTATCAGATATGAATTTTCTGATTTCAATAAAGACGTCACGGAAGGCTCTTCTATGAATATAACTGCATTGACTCTTGTATTAGGAATAAAGAAAGGTGCATTTAAAGTACCAAAAATTAAAAACGTCTAAGGAGATATATATGGGAATATTTAGTGATATAGGTGGGGCATTATTAAATCCAATAGGTGCTATTACTACACTGCCATTTACGGGTGGAATGGGTGGAGATATTGGTAAAGCAGGCGGTGGAATTCTAGGTAGTATAACTGGAGGTTTAGGACAAGGACTTGGATTAACCAGTCCTGCTGCTAAGATTGATTACAATATTGATCCAGAAGCATTTAAAAATCAAAATAGTGATCAAGATAGAGCGGCACTACAGCAAGCAATGCAAGTACAAATGGCACAAAAACAAGCACAGCAAGCTCAACAAGTTGCAATGCCAACATTTAATCCTCAGCAAGATCAAGCGAGACAACAGCAATTAGCACTTTCTCAAATGCTTCAATCCCAAGCAGCAGGTGGACAAGTTGGACCATCATTAGCAGAAATGCAAATGCAAAAGGGATCAGAAGATGCAGTTAAGCAGCAGGCAGCAGCTATAGCCTCCAATAGAGGGGTTAATGCTGGATTAGGTGCTAGGTTAGCAGGTCAAGCAGGCGCAGGGATTCAACAGCAAAACGTTGCTGATACATCTGCTTTAAGAGCACAAGAGGGAATTGCTCAACAACAGCAACAACTAGCGACTCAGAATGCATTAGCTGGATTGCTATCGGGAACTAGAGGACAAGACCTAACTTCTCAGCAGCAACAAGTTCAGGCGACTCAAAATGCTCAGCAAATGAATTTAACTGCAGGTCAACAAGCAGCTCAAAATACTTTAGCTCAACAACAGTTGCAACAAGATATGGTCAAGTACTATCAACAAGCGATGCTTGATCAAGCTGAAAGAGACCGACAGGCCAAAATAGCTCAGCAACAAATGGGAGTTCAGCTGGCAACAGGGCAAGCGAATACAATCAATACAGCTAACCAAGCGAATCAAGCAGCTATGGGTAAGTTATATGGATCAATGGGTAGTGCAGCTGCTGCAATG